CGCACACTTTCGCCTGTAAGTGTAAGCAATCGATACCAAGCTGAAGGTTGGATAGGATTGGGTCGCCCTCGGGTGAAGGATATGCGTCCCGGTTTGGCGACGTGGGGAAACTTTTGGCAACCGCAATCCTGACATCTGTTTACGGGGACTTTGATCCCTTGCGTCCGTTGCCAGTTAATCACGGCTTCGATAAGGCGGTTTGTGTAACCGATAACCCCGACCTCTCGGCTGACGGTTGGGAGATTGTTGTAGTGCCTAGCAATCTGTCGCCACGGTTGGCTGCTAAGCGGGCCAAGATGATGCCATTCGACTTTGTGAAGGCCGAGTTCGCTGTGTGGATTGATGCGGCATTTGAGATTGTTGGTGACGGCTTTAAAGAGTTTTGCGAAAAAGCTATAGAGGGCAAGGATATTGTGGTGTGGGATCACCCGGACAGGCACATGCGTCCCGACGCGTTTGCTGAGGCTGCGTATTCGCGGACTATGGGTAAGTATGCGAATGAAGACTTGGAGGGCCAGGTTGCCCACTACTTGAGTGATGGTTTGCTTGCCGGTTCTGGTTTGTGGGCTTGTGGGACGATTGTGTGGCGTAACCGTGAAAAGGCGCGAGAATTCGGTCGACGCTGGTATGAAGAGAATCTTTATTGGACGATTCAGGACCAGATAAGCTTCCCTTATCTTGTGTGGAAGTTGCAACCTAACTTTGGTGTGTTCCCTGCCCATGAGTATGAGAATCCTTATTTGAAATGGTGGATGCATGAGCGAAACGTTTGAGCGTATAACACCGGATCAGGTGGATGCGCAGGCTGGGCATGTTTACCGATATCAGTTGGCTATTGACTGGCTTGACAATGCTAAGAGTGTTGTGGATATTGCTTGCGGTGTCGGTTATGGGGCGAAGATTATGGCGCGACCCGACCTTGACTATGTTGGCGTTGACAAGATTGAACCGGACGCCAAGTATAAAAAGTATGGGCGCTGGGTTTCCGGTGTTGACCTGAACACTTACAAGCTTGACTCTAAGTTTGATGTGGCTGTTTGTTTCGAAACTTTAGAGCATTTAAAGTTTCCACAACACTTGGCCGATGAACTTATGGCGAACTCCCGCATTATTCTTGTTTCGGTTCCTACGCGGCCGACCAAGCACATGAACGAGTATCACCTGCATGACTTCACGGTTGATGATGTTGTTGCCATGTTCGACAAAGTAGAACTTTTCTACCTAGAGGATCAGCCGGAAGAGTTGTCGCACATTTTTGTTTTCGGGGCGCCTGATGCTGCCTAACCTAATTGTGCCGGTGTTGAACCGGTACGACTTGTTGGACAGGATGATTGCGAGTATCGATTACCCGGTACGCGATCTGCTGGTTGTTGATAATGGTGGCGAGCTGACTTCTCTTTTATCAAACGATTTTATACAAAATCTGCATGTTTTGAATATGCCGAGCAATCTTGGTGTGGCTGCTTCCTGGAATCTGGGCATAAAGTCGTTTTATGGTGACAGTTTGTGGTTTTTTGCTTCCAACGACATGTGGTTTAAGCCAGGTGCCCTTGAAACGCTTTCTACGGCCCGTAGAGACGAGATAAGCCTTGCAAGGGACTTTCCCTTTTGGCAAACGTTTTCTATCGGTGACGAGGCTCTCGGCAAGCTCGGTTTGTTTGACGAAGGGTTTTTCCCCGCATATTTTGAGGACACGGAATACAAGCGCCGTGCGGAACACTTTGGGGTTAATGTTCGGTTGCTTGACGTGGACACGGGGCACGATAACTCGTCAACAATAAACAGCAACCCGATTTATCGTTCGCAAAACCACAGAACGTATAGCAACAATCAGGCTTACTTTGATAGGAAGGTTGCTAACAATGATTATGGTCCCGGTGGCTGGCTTTTAGAGCGAAGGCGACTCAATGCCTGGGACGCTCCGCGATAGACTAGATACGGAGGTTTATTGTGACAATTATTAACGGCTATACCGATCTAAACACGTTGAAGCTTTCTTTGAAAATCACCGACACTGTGGACGACGCCTGGTTGACCATTTGTATCAACGCGGCATCACGCGCTATCGACAACTTTTGTGAACGTGTTTTCTATCAGACTTCAGCAACACGCGTTTACGCACCTAACGACAACTTTGTAACAGAAATCGATGACCTGGTTACTTTGACCACGTTGAAGACATCCACCAACGTTGACGGTGTTTTTGATCAGACATGGAAAGCCAACGATTACCAGTTGGAGCCGTTGAACGGTATTGCTGGCGGTATTCCTAGTCCGCGCACGTTGGTTCGCGCCGTTAACGATTACTGGTTCCCTACCGCTGGGCAGGAAGCTACCGTACAAATCGTCGGAACGTTCGGTTGGGCTGCTATCCCTGACGCGATTGAGCAAGCATGTATTTTGCAGTCCGCACGGTACTTCAAGCGGGGCGATAGCCCGATGGGCGTGGCCGGCTTTGGTGAGGGAATGGGCGTTGTGCGGTTGTCACGTATTGACCCTGACATTGCAACTTTGTTGGAGCCGTATCAGCGCGTCAGGATGGCGTAATGTCTGTCGATATTCAGGCCATTAGGGAGCGCATAGCAATTAATCTTGCGACTATCGCGGGTTTGCGCACCGAAGAGAACGTGCCGGATGTGGTTAATCCTCCGGTGGCCGTTGTCGCTTTGGAGCAGATTGCTTATGACGGTGCTTTCCAGCAAGGTTTGACCACTTTAGAGTTCAACATTTTTGTTGTTGTGTCACGCGCTTCGGAGCGTATGGCTCAACGCAAGCTCAACCAGTTCGTTGCACCTACCGGGACGTTCAGCATCAAGTCTGCGGTAGAATCGGATAGGAGGCTTAACAATCTCGTCGCGGATTTACGAGTTCGTAGCGTGACCAACATAGGCTCTCTGCAACTGGATGATCAAGAATATATGGCGGCTGAATTTGCTGTCGTTGTTTATGTATAAGGAGAAATAAATTGGCAAAGTATGTAGTTACAAGCCAAAAGGTTAGTGTGAACGGAAATGACGTTTCTAACGCTTGCGCCCGCGCTGAGCTTGTGCTTAACGCTGCCGAGGTTGAGACGACAGACTTTGGTTCCGCTGGTTGGACCGAGGTTGTCGGTGGTTTGAAGAGTGGTCAGTTGACCCTTGATTTCCACAGCGACTTTGGTGCTGGCGGGGTCTCCGCCCTCTTCCAAGACCTTGTTGGCACTATTGGTACGTTTGTGGTTATTGCTAACGGAACAGCCGCTTCGGCTCAGACGCCCGCATATTCCGCAACCGCGTTGATTAACAGCTTCACCCCCGTCGCTGGTGCAGTCGGAGATTTGGCTACGTTCAGTGTGACGTTTCCAACCACCGGCGCTGTCGGCTACGGAACTGCTTAATTGTTGTAAGCTAACGGTATGAGAATCAACCTACACATTCAGTTCGCGGACGGCACGGCAAAAACAGTTACCTGTGGCGCTGCTGACCTTGTTGCTTTTGAGGACAAGTACGGCATTAGCGTTACGAAGTTGGCTGAGGAAACTCGGATCGGCTGGTTGCTCTTTTTGGCGTGGCACTCGGAGAAGCGCACTGGCAGTACCAAAGCTGAATACGACAAATGGCTTGAGACAGTAGAAACTGTGGGGGAGTCTGAAGAAGACCCAAAATAGTTGGCCTGGGTGAGTCTTCAGCTCACTGGTACATCGCTGGTATAGCTGCTGAGACGGGTATTAGTCCCAGAGAGTTGCTACAACTTGATGACAGGATGCTTTGGACTATCCAGAGATGGTTAGTTGCAAGGAACCTGCCTAGGTATTAGGAAGCCGCCCCTTCGGGGGCGGTTTTCTTTTGGGTAGAATGGTTATAGGCGTTAGGCGGGTTTATGGCGGAGTATCGCATTGATATCAATTACAGCGATTTAGCGCGTTTGGTGAACCGTCTTAATAAGATTGAGCCTGACCTTAGCCGTGTGATGCGATCCGAGTGGAAAGAGATTGTTGAGCCGGCTAGGGCGCGTTTGACTGCGACGTTGAAGGCTGGCCCTAACCCACCTTTGTCGGGTATGCGTAAACGTGGTTCACCGGTGTCTAAGACGTGGAATAACAGGGGCCAGTCGTCTCGTGTGCAAACGCAGGTGCGCGCGGGCAACAAGGTTATATCCGGTATGCGTAATCAGACGATTTTGCGATTGGTGATTCGGTCTGCTGCGACGATCATTGCGGATATGGCTGGTCGTGGTGGAAAGTTTATGACGCCTGCCGGGACGAAAACAGACTGGTATGTGTATACAAACCCGTTGTTTGCTAATGCTTATGGCCCGAATAGTAAACCTGGTTTCCGTCGCCATACGGTGACAAGCCAGGGTGAGATAATGATAAATAGGCTTAATTCGCGTTGGGGTGGTAGCCCTTCCCGTAAAGCTTACCCGTCTGTTGAAAAGTCTTTGCCTTCGGTTCGGGAAAAGTTGGCTGAGAACATTGGTAATTATATTGAGTTGACTAACAGAGAGTTAGGTCCGTAAACATGGCTAAAGAACGACCGTTATCTATAGCCGTTATCCTGGGCACAAAGGGTAAGGGTTTACAGGAAGCCATCAAGGACACTAAGCGTCTTGCAAGTCAGTTAACTGGGCTTGCGGACACTGCCGCTAAGGCTGCTGTTGGTTTCGCCGCGTTCAAGGGTGGGCAACTTGTTGCTAACTTTGCGCGTGATTCGATTGAGGCTGGTCGTGATCTTCAGACAAACCTGAATGGTTTGCAGTCTGTGTTTGGTTCTCTTACACCGCAGATGGTGGAGTTCACTAAGACAACTAATGGTATTGGTTTGTCGATGGGCGAGGCCGCCAAGGCTGCAACATTTATTGGTTCGGTGCTGAAACAGTCCGGTTTTGCTATGGACGAGGTTGCCGAGCAGACTCAACGTTTGACCCGTTTGGCTGCTGACCTTTCGCTGACGTTCGGTTATGACGTTCAAGAGTCGTTGCTTGCAATGACCGCGTTGTTCCGTGGTGAGTATGACCCGATTGAAAAGTTCGGTGTCGCCATGAAGCAGTCCGAAATTGATTCGGAGAAAGCTGCGCGTGGTCTTGATGGTTTGAAGGGTGCCGGTGAGCGTCTTGCCGATCAGCAGATTCGGTTGGAGTTGCTGTATGAGCGTGCTGGTGACTCTATGGGCGCTTATGATCGTCAGGCGGGTAATCTTCGGGTAACACAGGATACTTTGCGGGCTTCGTTTGCGACGATGCAACAGATTCTTGGTACGGCAATGTTGCCGGCTGTTGCTGACCTTACCAAGTCTTTGATTCCACTGGTTGAAACTATTGGCCCAATCCTTGCTGCGGCTATGCAAAAGGTTGTGCCTTTGCTTGTTGCCTTTTCTCAAAACACTGATGGTATTACTCGCACTCTTGTTGATTTGATTAAAAGCATTGCGGTTGTTACCGTGTTTATGGCGAACCTTGCAAAACTTATCATTGACAACATTGACGTAATTAGAACCCTTGTTGTTGTTCTTGGGGTTTTGGCCACCGGTTTGTATGCTTTGCGTATTGGCGTGGCCGTTTTCGTGGCTTTGCGAACTACCGCGCAAGCGTTTGGTGTTACGGTTGGCGCTGCTACTTGGGCCGTTAAGGGTTTGAAAAGGGCAATTTTCCTTATCCCTGTTGTTGGTTGGGCTTTAGGTCTTGTTGCTGTCGGTTCCGAGCTTGCTAATATCGCTCAAGAAGCCGGGGCGGTTGGTGATGGCGTTGAAGACATGCTTGACGTGGACGCTCTTTTGTCTGACATTGATAACATCAAAAATGCTGGTGCTGACGCGATTGGGGCTGTTGGTGATGCTGCCGGTGCTGCGGCTGGTGGCGCTGGTGCCGGTGCGAAAGATGCTGTAGCCGAGTTCTATAACAGTTTTGCCATAGAAGCGAAGAAACAGCAGGCAAAACTTCGTCTGACAAATCTTGGTGCTTCTGAGGGTCTTATACAAGCCATTCTTGGTTCTGGTGAGGATTGGCAACGCGTTTTCAATGACGTTGTGGCTCGCGGTATGGCCGGTGTTGCTGATGTGCAACGCATGTTTAGCGCTACGGCTGCCGGTTTTGATGAGGCTATGGCTCAATGGGAGAAAGAGTACGGGGAGCCTTTCCGCAAATTTAAAGAAGATGCGCTTGCTGCTCGTGACGCTCTTGTTGAGTTTACTAAAGAGATTGAGATTCTGCCTTCGGTTGCCGCAACTCTTGGCGAGTTTGAGCGCAACGCTGTAGACAATCTTGCTTCTATTGAGGAAAAACTTAAAGAGGCGTTTGATAACAAACAGTTGTTGCGTAATTCTTACGAGAACCTGGTTCAGTACGCCCGTGACGAATTCAATGTTTTGCGTCAGATTGAGCGTCAACGCGATGAGATTATTGCCCGCCGTGATGCTGCTGATGCGCTTATCAATTCGGTGCAAAGTTCTATCCGTGGCAGTGGTCGTCTTGTAAGCCTGTTTGGTGATGTTGAGAAGCAGTTACAGGGTGTTGATGTTGTTGCTTTTGCTACGCGTACTGTGTCGGCTGGCAGACAGCTTAAAGAGTTCCGTACCGCGCTGATAACTAACTTTGTTGAACCGATTGAGAAGGCCGGTTCAAAAGCTGACAAGCTTGTTTCTAGTTACCGTGCGGTTGTCGAGCGTACACGCGAGTTTGTTGAGAACTTGAAAACGTTACGATCTCTTGGTCTTGATCCAATGTTGTTTAATCAGCTTGTTGAGGCTGGTGTTGAGGCTGGCGGTGCGACCGCACAGGCTTTGGTTGAGGGTGGCTCTGACACAATCACTGAGTTGAATGGGTTGTTTAGGGAGCTTGACACTCTTGGTGCTGAGCTTGGTGAGAACACAGCGCAGGTTATGTTTGGTCAGGGTCAAAACTTTGTTAATGGCATTGTTGCTGGTTTGGAGGATCAGGCTGGCGAGTTGGAGATTTCTGCTCAGTCGATTGCGCAAGCTTTCACGACTACGTTTGAGCAGGTTCTTATTAGTGGTATTAATGCGGCTATTGATGCTGCTGAGGCCGCTTTGGCGCGTATGCCCCGCATTGAAGACTTTGTAGGCAATTTAAACTTTAATGGCGATGGCGATGGTAATGGCGGTCCCGGTACGCCTGCTTACGCGCAACCTGGATTCAGGCTTACGCCATTGCTACCAGATCGTAGGCCGACACAATCTGAAATTCGTGGTGCCGGAAGAATGACAACTCTCGAAGCTGGTTTGAGTGGCTTGTTTGCTTCTCCAATGCAACCGCAACGCTCACCTAATGTAAACATTTCTGGAACTCCCGTTTCTCGCGGAAATGTTACCTATAACGTATATAGTTCCGCTATTACGCCACGAACGTTCCAAAATAGTTTCACTACTGCGGCTAACCGTTCTGGGGCCGTGAGCACCAATCGTTCGGGTCAAGTGAATCGAAGTGTTCCCTAATGATGGTTCCAACACTTAAAGTAGAAATCGGGTTCAATCTTAGCGAAAACCCTATTGCCCCATTTTTTAAACTTGACGACCCAATACAAGGCGTTTTAGATAACGACATTTACCGTCTTGCGGGCACGTTGTTTTATGACGTAACCGATCAGGTTATTTCGGTTGATATTCAACGGGGTAAGTCGGCTATTTTGGGCGAGTTCCCGCCAGGTGAATGTAGTGTGACGTTTACTAACCATAACCGGTTTTTTGACCCGTTATTTGAGGCGTCACCGTATTACCCGGAGATTGTGCCTAGACGCGAACTACGTGTGACCTCTGGTAACGAGTTGGTGTTCTCTGGTTGGGTTGAAGATTGGGATTTGGATTATCAACCTAGTGGTGATTCGGTTGCGGTTGCTAAGGCTGTTGATGCGTTGAGCATTATGGCTAACCAAACACTTGACGGGTTTACGCCTTCCATTCAAAAAGCTGGGAATCGTATTGACGCGGTGTTAGATAGGCCTGAAATTGATTGGCCCTCCGCGTTGCGCGACCTGGACGCTGGCACGATTGATTTGGCGGCTAACCCGGTATCACAAGACACAGATGTTTTACAGTATTTGCAAAATGTTGCCGGTTCTGACCCTGGTTACGTATTCGTCACACGGGATGGCAAGTTTGCTTTCCGTGATCGTCGTAAAGCACCAACTTCAGCCGACCTTGTGCAATTTGGTGAGGGTGGTATCCCTGTTGCGAGTATTGCTATCACGTATGGGTCAGAGTTGTTGTTCAACCGTGTAACAGTGTCACGTCAAAATGGTGGGACTGCGATTGCTTCAGATATTGATTCGCAAGATAGTTACGGTATCCGTGACCTTGTGGTGTCTGAAACACAGTTGGCTTACGATGATGACCTTGTTGATTTTGCTGTCGGTTATGCTTCTTTATTTTCGAGACCTGAATACAGGTTTGATAACGTCAGTATTTCGTTGGAAAGCAAATCGCCGGCAAATCAAGCTTTGATTCTTGCTTTAGAAATTGGTGACATTTGTGAAATGAGGTTCACACCGAACAACATTCCACCACAGATTGTGCGTTACGTTGAAGTGCGCGAAATCAGTCACAACATTCAAACGTCTTCTCACACAGTTGAGCTTGGGTTTGATGAGACAAGGTACGCGCCTCTCATACTTGATGATGCAGTGTTCGGTAAAC